TATGTATTGGGTAGAACTGAGACATATGTTCAATGGGATAAAGATAGGGAATGGATTAGAAATCCACCTAAATATGCTATAACGACACCAAAAGATGATAAGCGAGTATTCTCACAAGATACAATGGACGATTATACAGCCAGTTTCTATAGTGGTAAAATCGCTTTTGTAAATGGCATTAGATCAAGTGAATCATTAATTAGGTTTGCCTCTTGTATGAATAAGCTAAATGAGAATTATATTAATGAGACCAAGAGTAAAATAAACAGCGTCAGATTTTGTAAGGTCATATTTGATTGGGAAGAAAATGATGTATTCCGCTATTTTTATGAAAAAGATATTGAGTATTGTCCAATATATGATCGTCAAATGTGGAACGGAGATCAATTTAGGGTGGCTACCCCAATACACCAAGAGGGAGCTAAAAGGTTTAACAAGTGGCGTACACTTGACCCAACGCTGTATCAGCAAATAATAGATATTTTTCCTGAAATGATTTTGCAGGAACGCTACTACAAAGAATTTAACAGAGATCTTGTCAAAGAACAATATGGCAAGGATATGAGTACAGTTTTACAGTACATAAAAGATTACATCACTGATCCAAAGCAAAAACATGAAGCCTATATAAAGTTTAAAAGGGCTGTAGTTGCTAATAGGAATGATTCAAAAGGCTATCCATTACACCACATATTAACTTATTTTGTAACTGGGGCTTATAAACGAGAATTATTACCATTAAAAACTGAGGATCAAGCATGAAAGAACCAATTGACAATATCCAATGGATAGACGCTAACGAACTAGAAGCCAACGACTATAACCCCAATGTGGTATTCTCACCAGAATTGAGAAGCCTTGAAAGAAACATATTGGCTATAGGTTGGGTACAGCCAGTAATTGCGTCAACAAGTAAAATTATTATTGATGGATTTCATAGGACTATGCTTAGTCGCGAAAGCAAGAAACTCATTGAAAAATACAAAGGCAAAGTACCATGTGTATTATTTGATGTTCCAAGAGATCAAGCTATGATCTTGACTGTTCGTATGAATAGGGCAAAGGGTAGTCATGTGGCTGTCCGTATGTCAGAAATGGTAAAAGAATTAATTGATACTCATAATTGGGAGCAAAAAGAATTAGCTCAAGAACTTGGAGCAACGCCAAAAGAAATAGATCTTCTATATCAAGATGGGGTATTTAAATTTAGAAACATTAAAAACTACAAATATTCTAAAGCATGGTATCCTCAGTTAAAAAATGCAGATTAAAGAAGTACAATTTGAAAACATAAAACATTTCGCTAGTCGTGCTAGTAAAGAGAGAGTAGCAATTAAACCCACACAGAACACAATGTGGTTTGCATTATCTCTTAATGAAATAGTTGTTGGTTGTACCGCTTTATACTTGGGTAAAAAGAAATGCAGGATCAAAGGTGATTTTGTTATGCCTAATTATAGAGGTCAAGGACTTGGTAAACTGTCCGTTGAAACTCGTTTAGATATTGCAAAAAAACTTGGGTATAAGTCCATTGAAGTCTATACATTGCACCCCAAATACTATACCTCTTTAGGGTTTACAATACACAAAGAGTTAAGAAAAGGAGTATGGATAGCAGACTATGAATTGGTATAATGGGTTTAGCCCAACACAAAGAACAAAAGCCTTAAAATGGTTTAGACAGCAACAAAAAGACGGATTGAAACCACATAACCCAACAGTGTGTGATCTATGTTTTCAAGATGAGGGAATAATAGATTGGCATAGTGAGGATTACAGTGAACCATTTGGATCTCACATAGGAGAGCATGGAGTGTGTTATATTTGTCACATGATGTTGCATTGCAGATTTAAAAGTAAACAGGCTTGGGACGTTTACGTTAAGGCATTAAGCGAGAAAAAATGCTTCACAGCCTTTAAAAATAGGAATTGGATACAATTTAAACAACAGTGTCTAAATGAGAAGTTTAAACACACTGGACACAAGACAGTAGAAAAGAATGGATTTGAATTCATATCTACGCTAAGACTAACTAACAATTAATCAACTACACTTGACGAGGTGGTAAAACTATGGGTGAAAAAAAGAAGAAAAAGGTCGGAAGACCAACCAAACAATTGGACACAGAAGTAATTGAGAAATTATCCTCAATATTCTGCACAAATGAGGAAATAGCTAGTGTTGTAGGCTGTCACAGAGAGACTTTAGCCAGTAATTATTCGACACACATTAAAAAGGGTCGAGATAGAGGAAAAAGTAGTTTGAGACGTATGCAGTTTCAAAAGGCTCAAGATGGAAACCCAACAATGCTCATATGGCTAGGCAAACAATATTTAGGGCAAAGTGATCATCAAGAAGATGAAACAGAACATATGCCTTTACCATTTATAGATTAACAAAGGAATGAACATGGCTAAGAAAAAGAAAGAGATCTTTGAGAAACCAAGACCGAAGTCGTTAGGAAAGCCAAAAGCATTTGATAAAAAGAGTAAGGCTTATAAATCAGCTAAAGCACAAGCAGATAGAAAGTTTGGTAGTAAGGTATCATTGTATAAGAATATCTTCATAGGTAAAGCAATCAAGAAGTACAAAACTAAAAAGAAATAATGGCTAAATACAAAGGAAGAGAAATAAAACTCAATAAACCCATGCGAGGTGATGTTGGTAAATTTAAAGTATTTGTCAAAGATAAAAAAACTGGTACTGTGAAGAAGATAAACTTTGGATCTAAAGAAATGAGCATTAAGAAAAGTAACCCTGCAAGGAAAGCATCATTTGACGCTAGAATGGGTGGAGTTTTAAAAAGAGTTACAGGGCAAAAGAATTTAAGTGCCGCTTATTGGAGTTTACAAGCGTGGAAAAAAGGGTTCAAGGTGTGAAAAACGATCAACTTAATCAATGGTTAAATCAAAATATTAATGAATTACAACCTCATGAAGAAAAAGAATATATATTCAGTAGTAATTACGCAGGTAGAAAAGTAAACATAAGAATTAAAATAGATGCCATTAACAACACCCCAAAAAGCAGTAGCGGATTCAAAGAGCAGGTTTAACGTATTAGTAACTGGTAGGCGATTTGGTAAAACTCATTTAGCAGTACGACAATTAATTAAGTTTGCAAGTAAGCCAAAACAAAAGATTTGGTATGTAGCACCCACATACAAACAGGCTAAGATGATTGCATGGGAAGCATTAAAAGAAAAATTAGAGCAGTTACGTTGGATCAAGAAGATCAATGAAAGTTATTTAACTATGGTGTTGAAGAACGGATCATCAATATCGTTAAAGGGAGCAGACAGAGGAGCAGACAATCTTCGTGGTGTAGGACTTAACTACCTTGTGATTGATGAGTTTGCTGATATAGACCCCAGTGCTTGGTATGCTGTACTTCGTGCAACATTGTCAGATACTAAGGGTCATGCTTTCTTTTGTGGTACACCAAAGGGTTATGGTAATTGGGCTTATGACTTATATAGCAAAGGTCAAAAAGGCGACAGAGATTGGAATAGCTTTCAATACACTACCTTACAAGGTGAACAAGTAGATCAAGATGAGATAGACCAAGCAAGGTTAGATCTTGATGAAAGAACATTTAGACAAGAGTATTTGGCTTCATTTGAAACATATGCAGGAGCTATTTATTATAACTTTGATGTAAAGGGTAACGTACAACCATGGACACCAAAACCTGAATTAGCAATACATATTGGAATGGATTTTAACATTGATCCAATGACAGCGTGTTGTTTTCAAATGGACGGAGATAACATAAGATTTTTTGATGAGATCGTCATATATGGAAGTAACACTGACGAAATGGTAGAAGAGATTAGAATAAGATACGGAAGAAGAAAGATCTACATATACCCTGACCCTAGTTGTAGAGCTAGAAAAACAAGTGCAGGGGGTCGTAGTGATCTCACAATTTTACAAAACGCAGGATTTGATGTAAGGTGTAAAAACAAAGCACCAGAAGTAAGAGATAGAATCAATGCAGTGAACTCAAAGTTGAAGAACGCTAATAACGACAGATTATTATTTCTAGCCCCTAAATGTAAGAAAACTATATTGGGCTTAGAAAGGCATTTATATAAAGAGGGAACAAGTGTACCAGACAAAGAGAATGGCTATGACCACATGAACGATGCAGTGGGCTATGCAGTTGACTACCTATTCCCAATTAGAAAAATACAGAAACATACAGAACCAATGAGGTGGAGTTAAGAAATGGCAACGAGATATAGAGGAAAGTACCCTACAGATGATGTATTGGGTCAAAAGGAATACATAGAACAAAAACATAGCTACTATGATGATCAAGTTAATAACTGGGCTTATTACATTAGATCTTATATGGGTGGTGAAGAGTACAGAGGTGGTAGGTTTTTATCAGAGTATTCGTTAGAGTTGCAAAATGAATATGATAAGCGTCTTAATGTTACACCATTGGATAACCATTGCAGAAATATATCTCACATATACTCCAGTTTTTTATTTAGAGTAGCACCAACAAGAGAATATGGTTCATTACAAAACGAGCCATTATTACAATCATTTTTAAAAGACGCTGACTTAGACGGACAAAGTTTTAACGCTTTCATTAAGTCTGCTCAAATATATGCCAGTGTTTATGGTAATGTTTGGATCTTCGTTGATAAGCCTGATGTGCAAGTTGAAACAAGGGCTGATGAAATGCAGTTGGAAATACGCCCATACTTAAACATGGTAACACCTGAGAACGTGGTTGATTGGAATTATACTCGTAGTACCAGTGGTCGTTTTGTTTTAGATTATTGTAAGGTAAGAGAAGAAGTAATGGGGAACTATGTTCTATATAGAATATGGACACCTCAAGAAATTATCTTAGTAGAGCAAGATGGTAACAATAAGCCAAAAGTTTTAGAAAAGAAAATAAACCAGTTGGGAATGATCCCTGCTGTAATATTGTACAACAAAAGAACACCTAGAAGAGCTATTGGCTTGTCAGATCTTACTGATATAGCTGATATTCAAAAAGCTATTTATAATGAGGTTAGTGAAATGGAACAGTTGATAAGACTTACCAATCACCCAAGCCTTGTTAAAACCAGTGGAGTTGAAGCCTCAGCAGGTGCAGGAAGTGTTGTACAAATACCAGACGATATGGATAGTGGGTTAAAACCTTATCTGTTACAGCCATCTGGACAAAACCTCGATTCTGTTATGAAG